AGCAACTGACTGCGCTTAAAATAAATTCCTTGAAGCCCATAAGCTGGCTCATATCGAAAATTAAACTTACCAATGGAGCTTTCGATTTCCGAAAAGGCTAAAAGCAATCGACGGGCATCATGTTCAAAAGGAAGTTTCAGGAGATGCGCATTTTCATGCACCATTTTGTACATTTCAGACCGACTGTGCATCGGATTCTTGATATCTTTAACGAGCAAGGCGCACTCTAATCATTTCAAGTTGCCCTTCAATGCGAGAAAGTCTTTGGTCAATCGCTTCTAACTTTTTGACCATTAAATCCTGAGCGTCATCGGTTGCAACAATCGCTTTTTCGTTTGCTTCGAGTCGATTATGAAAATCTGACAAACTACTGCCAAGCTTTAGACTTAAAGCAAAACCCCCGAGCATCGCCATCATTGTAGTCAATAGCCAACGCAGCGGAACCTTTTGCTTTAAAGTCCAACCTGCAAAGTCGTTATTCATACAATAGAAGCTTTCAAGTCTGAAAGTTTTTGCATGAGCGCATTCATCTTTGCTGGCTTAGCTTCTTTTTCTTTTTCGTGATAAGCCTCAAGAAACTCAGCTAAGAATGCTGGCAAGCTTTCGACAAACTCTTCTTGTTTGATAGAATCATATTCAGCAGTTGAAACGTCTCTTGATGACCACTCAAAATCTTTTACCTCACCAAAAGCTGGGTTAAATTCAGGCTGACTTTCTTGAAAGTAAACCATCGAAATATAACCATCGACCTTACGAACAAGTTTCCATTCTTTCATTCTCCACCTCTCAAAATATAAAATCGACCATTGTTGCCGTTTTGTCCATTAAGACCAGAACCACCGCCTCCAAAGCCTCCCGCGCCTCCCGCCACATCGATTGTCAAAGGAAACAAATTTGTAAACGTATTCACAAGAGTAGATGTCACTAAAATAACAATTCCCCCGCCACCGCCTCCGCCTCCTCCGCAATTTAAAGTTAAGTTTGTGGCACCATTGCCACCACGAGCTTCTAAACTTCCACCACTTGGCTCGATAAACTTCGCACACAGCACTAGACATCCGCCTCCGCTTCCGCCTCCTCCCCCAGCAGTCACCCCATTACCGCCTCCTCCGCCTCCGCCTCCTCCGCAATTCCAGCGTGTCAAACTGTTGCCTAATAAAGTAGGCGTTTGCGCAAAAGGTAAACTTCGTGGAATGCCTGTCCCCCCGTTTGAATTACCAACAGCAACTACCACCGCAGCGGTACCGCCAGCACCACTAGAACCCGCCCCACCATTGCCACCAGTTGCACCTAACGAGTTGGTGCCACCGGATCCACCGCCACCATTAGTCACTGTGCCCGCACCACCACCAGCCGAAGCGTTTGTTGTGTTTGCTGTAAGTGCAGCGCCTGCGGTTGAACCAGAGCCATTATTTCCATTGCGACGAATAATGCCAGTCCCACTAAAATTGATTTTGTTTTTTACAAAAATTCTAAAACCAGCAGTCGTTAAAACAGCGCCCGCGTTTATTGTAAGATTTTCGTAATACATATTACGCGCAAGCGTGCTCGTTCCAACGCTGACCGTTCCATCAGCGCCGTTGCCGTAAATAAAATCGGATTCAGTAAGCCAATACGTAGCGCCAGGATTTCCATTTGTGCCATTGACCCCGGAGCCGCCACCACTTAAACCAGCCGCGCCACCGCTTACGTTTAAAGTCACACCAGTGTCGGACTGTTTTGTTGTCGAGCAAACAACAATGACGCCTCCGCCTCCCCCTCCGCCTCCGCCACAATTTGTGGCCGTTCCATTTGCGCCATTCCCTCCAACAGCTTGAATTGATCCGCTTCCTAAAATTTTTGCAGCATAAACGTGTACAATTCCAGCTCCGCCGCCAGAGCCTCCACCATTTGCCGAGCCAGACCCACCACCCGAACCGCCACCAGTACCAGCGGCGATTTTTGTGGCACTCGCAGGCAGATTCGGCATCCATGCCGCGGGTCCAGATTGCCAAATTTGAGCCCCCCCGTTCGCCGCTGTGTTGAGTGTTCTAGTGCCCGCAGCCCCACCAGCTCCACCACTGCCAGCCCCACCAGCTCCACCCGCACCACCTAAACTGCCAGTTGCATTTGTCCCATTCTGCCCAGCGCCAGTGCTTCCATTTCCACCACGAGTACCCTGTCCTAAGGTAGCCGATCCAGATTGAAGCCCACCGCTTGACCCAGAAGCATTATTTCCATTTTTTTGAATTATGCCGTCTAAAATTAGAAGGTTAGAAACATAAACACGATAACCAGCCGTGTTAAGATTGCCGCCAAGTATGACATCTAAATTTTTATAGTGCATATCGCGCGTGAGAGTTGTTGATCCTGAAATCACAACATTACCATCCGCACCAGATCCAAAACGAAAAGCGTTTTTCATTCATTACTCGCAATCAATACAAATCGCCCAGCGCTTCCATTGACCCCATTATTGGCACCAGTGCCACCACTTCCACCAGCAACGCTTGCGGTCCAGTTTATACGACTAGGGGAGCCAGCTGTATAAACTAAAATACAGCCGCCTCCGCCACCGCCTCCGCCATTATCCCCGTTTGCGCCATTGCCGCCGAGCGCTTGAATAAAAGATCCATTGGCAGCCACTATCGCTCTAGCCGCTAGATATATGATGCCGCCACCACCGCCTCCGCCACCACCAAAATTAAACGTAGCGTTTCCACCGCCACCACCAGCGCCACCGAACCAATAAACGCTACCAGCTATTGTCGAGCCTTTGATTTGAAGCGGCCAGCTTCCTAGATATTGTGCGCCTGTATTTACGTTGTTAACAGCATTAGCGCCACCTGTCCCACCTGGCCCGCCACCGGCTCCACCGCCTCCACCGAGACCGTCAGTGTTACCAGCACCATTACTTCCAGCCGTTGCAGGAAACGCCGCGCCATTACCGCCAGTCCCACTCCCACCAAAATGAGCATTGCCTAAAGCATTGCCTCTTGTTGAGCCAGACGCATTGTTGCCATTGTTGCGAATGATAGCACCTGGCCTTAGAGTTAAAACATTTGCCACATAAATGGCATAGCCGGCTGTGTTAATGATCCCAGTGCTGTTGATTGTCAGATTGTTGTAGTATTGATCGCGAGTTAGTGTGACCGTGGTTGAGATGATGACGTCTAAATCTGAGCCATCTCCATACTGCCCATTTTGTGTGCCTAAAAAAACATCGCTTGTGTGGTTGTAAAACACACTCCGTTTTGTGGCCACATATCGCATAGTTTAGTCCTGCAAAAATCCATAACGAAACACAAGTGAACTCGCGGCATAAGTTGCTATGCCACGAATAATGCAAACCGCATACAAGTTGCCATCAGCAGCGGTTGATTTTTGTTTAAGCAAAAGTCCTAAGTTGCTTTCAGTAACAATCGAGTTTGCCGCCAAAGCAATGTATGGCGCATCAATGGTGATTGATCCAATGCACTTATCAATCATCTCTGCATCTGAAATATCAATGGCCGCATTATCGGCACTAGCCACAGTTGGGAGAGCGTCAAAAAACAAAATGTCGATGGGCTGGCTTTGAAGCGCCTGATCAATTAACACAATGTTTTGAAGAATGACTTTACCACATTGATTTGGTGCGTCCTTAGCGATGGCTGGGTTGTTGTCGTAGGATCTATTCATCCGACGAAATGCCCCGGCGATTGTTTGAATGCTTCCCAATCTGTCACCGCTTGCATAAGCGGCTGTGTCTAAAGTTGGAGTGACGGAAATAACATCATCAACACCAACAACCTGTGCAATCATAAATCCCCCTTAAGCTGTAACGTACAAACAAATCCAACGGCTTGAACCCGTATCATAGATAAATTCAGCCGCCCCGTTACCAGTTGTGACAACATCAGCGCCCGTCATCGTAGTGATTCGGTTTGCCGCTGTTGCTCCAGCATTTTCATTGGCAACTGTTAAGTTAGCGTTTGTTAAGTTCACTAATGTCAACTTTTGACCGTCCACACCGGCAGTGATGCCTTGTAGTGCTGTGATAGTTGAGCCAGTCAATTTTACAAAGGAACGACTTGAATCAAGCGAGGTAATCGTAGCAGCAGAGGCAACATCAAATCGAACGGTTGCCAAAGCTCCTGTTAAGCTAGATTTGTTCGTGGACGTACTATTAAGAAACCAGTTGCTCGTGAAGGTTTCGTTGTCTGAAATAAATGCATTGTTTGTTCCGCCAGTTCCAACACCTTGAAACAACAACCCAACGTTTCTAGTAACTGTTGAGCCTGCTCCAATAGTAGGAGTCTGAATTCTAATGCCTACGCCTACTCCAGTTGTATAGGCAGTAGCTTCTGTTTCATATAATGCTACAAGTCCCAAAGTTCTTGATGTGGCAGATGAGTTAGAACGAACAAAAGATCTTAAACCCTCTTGAGTTGTTCCAGACAACAGAGTTTGATTCGCGATCCCTCCTACTTGCATTAGACTTATAGAAGGAGATCCTACAACACCAACAGTCCCACTAAAAAGAGAGGATGATGTGCTAGTGCTGTTAATAAACCAGTTACCACTATAGGAGCTGTTATCGGCAATTTGAGCATTTCCAGATGAGCCACCACTTAAAGCATTCAACAAAATGTTGGTTTTTCTTCCAGTGTTTGCCTGTGAATCGGAAGTAAATTCAATTCCCACAATGTTGGAAATCGCAAGAGTGTTGCCCGTCAAATTTGATCCAAACGTATTATCAATTGAAATTGCTCTGTGAGTTCCAGAGCTTGTATAAGTTGCGGGAATGCTTGCGGCAGTAAAATCAATAATTGTTTTGCTCAAAGATAAAGAATTAAAAGAAACCGAATCTGATACCGAAGCACTCAGAGTTGATCGTCGTGTTTCCGATCGAAGTGCCGTAAGACCACCCGTTGTTGCGTTTGTGTTGCCCGTTAATCGAGCTCGAATTCCAACAGGGCGACCAGCAGTAGCACCAATGTCCGCAGCTTTTGTTAAGCAAAAACTATATGCTGCATTTTGTACGGCAGTGTCGGTTCCAAATGTTCCAAATAACCCAGAGCCTTCAGCATCACCACTAACAGTCAGTTGAGTGAATAGTGGATTTGTCGCCTCGTTTGGAGGGTAAGTAAAAAATGCCATGATTATTGTCCTTTCACGGTGATGTAACCGTTCAAAGTCCCTGTGCCGGATGCGTTAGTGTATTCCACTCGCAGTTTGCTAAATCCAAAATCTGACAAGTTGATGAGATGAGATCCACCCGCACCAGCCGCCGTAGGAGCTGGACTAATCACAGAAGTAAATGTGACGCCTGCTCCTGTTCCACCAGCAGCACCACCACTCAATACTTGCACTCCCGCTTGAATTGCAAAAGTTCCTGTCGGCGTTCCTGTCCACACCAACTCAATCGCTGCAATTTCTGCTTGAGAAACGTCGATTTCTGTTGATGTGTTAACTGCTGTTCCCGTCATTGACGCATTGTTAAAAATTTGCGCGCTGACTAGTCTTGCTCTTGATCCTGACATTTTTTACTCTCCCGATTCTATTCTTTGAGTTTCTGTCAAATTATTCAACACAAGCTTTCGTGATTGCGCTGAAAATTTCGGCCCCGCTTGAGGCTGTTCAGCCATAGGCTGCTGCAACATTGCAAGCACCTGTGGCTTGTGCAGTTGCGTCAACGGCTGTTGAAACAACACACTAAGTTGATTCTTTTTTGCATACGGTAGCGGCTTTTTAGAACTCGCCACCTTCTCTCGAATGCCCATGACAAGTTTCTCATAAATGCCAGGGTAAAGAGTTTTTAGCGTCTCAACCTGTTCATTTGTGATGATTCCTGCTTTCAAATCCTGGAATATTTGTAATGGGTTTTCGACAGATTCCACATATCGCTCAAACTTAGCTAACTCTGCATCCGAAGGCCGCCAGTCTGTTCGCTGTGGTTGTAAGTTATCCATGACAGGGTTTTTCGGCGCCTTACTCAATAAAAACTGTGTTGCTTCAACGCCTTTTGCCATCATGTTTTGTGCAACTTGAGGCGCAATATAGTTTACCGCTTGTGTGTTCTTTGCAAGACGATCATTCAAACTATCTAAGTTTTGACCAATCTCCACAATCTCACCAAGTCGCTTGTTAAAAGCTTCAATCCGATCATCAATGCTTTTTGAATATGGTCTTGCAAACGATGTGTCTTTAAGACTTTCAAAACTTGTAGGAGCTGTATTGAAATCATCTTCGCTAACAAAACCACTTATGGCTGAATTGATTTGACGATCCACCTTCTGATTTTGTCGCTCCAAGGTCAGTAGCGCTGCAATCTTTCCTGAAATAAACGGAGCCAAATTCTCAGGCACATACTTGTTCATTTGACCGAACTTCTGACCCGCTGGAATAAGACTTTTTTGAATCACATTTTCGACAGCGTTAGCAGTCTTTAGTTTAAGCTCTGTTGCTAATGGTGAAGCTAAAGCCGCTGACCCTAGTGCTCCTGCCGCTGCTCCAATAGGACCTCCCAACAAAGCTCCAGCCGCACCACCTAAAGTTGGTGCTAAAACAGAGCGGCCCGTGAAATATCGACTGATGACATCTTTTGGAAACAGTTCCTTGTAGGCTCGGCCTAATTCAGCAGCCTCAACTAAATTCGTTCCCCAATTCTCATCAAGAACTTTAAGAGCGTCTTTGTATTCAACCCACTTGTCACCTTTGGCAACAAACACACGCTTAAACTTCTCAGGATCAAATTCGTATCTCTCAAACAAACCTAAGTTTTTTAGCTTCTCTTGAGCCTCTAAAGAGTTTGAAAGCTTTGAATTGGCAGCACGAATAGCGTCATCGGAAACGACATCTAGTGCCACATTCGCTTTACCAGCAAGCCTCTCATAAAGCGAGTTTATAGGATCTGATTTACCAACCAAAAAAGCATCTTTTGTTGAAGCATAGTATTGAGCCTTAAGATCATTCAGATCCAATGCGTTTAGCTTAAGATCATTTGTCTTAATAAGTTTTTTGATTTCTGGCAGCGCAATATCATCTTTTAAGCCAGCTGATGTGCGAACATACGAAAGAAAGTTATTTTCAATATCGTCTAAGCTTTTTAGTGTTGACTCAACCTCTCTTGTAACGGCTCTTCCTATGGGAGATACGCGCTTGCGTGTTTCATCCATGGCATCTAGCAATGAAGAAACGGGGGCTGACTTGCCTTGTAGTCCGCTCTGTTCAATAAGCGCATCAACTTGGGCTTTGACGTCTTTAATTAAGGCATAACGAGCTGTTGAAGCTTCTGCGGCTATATCGGCGGCAAAGTTTTTAAAGATCTCGTCAACATCATCCCCATACTTTGAAAGATCTCGAACAGCTTCCGGTTTTTCCAAAATTGTCTTAGCGGCATCATCACTAATGCCGACCAAATTCTGTTTGAGATTTTTCAACTGTGGCCGCAATGTGTCTGCTGTTCCTTTTACAACAGCACCAGCAATCTTAGCCCCTGCTCCTAATGAACCACCAAGCAACGCCGAAACTCCAAGAGTTGCCACCGCATTTTCTGCTACTTGTTTAGGATCTCCTAAGGCAGCTTCAGAAATAACCTGCCCCGCACCATATGCTAAGCCTTCAACCGCAGATCCAAGGCTTTTTGCAGTGGCTCCTTCTAAAACTTTACGAGCTGAGCTCTTAGCGGCTTCTGAAACAAATCGACGAGCTAGTGCGCCTTCGGCCAGTTGCCCAGCTTTTGCGACCGCTCGAACCGGGGCGCTTGCCAGACGTGCTGCGGTTGCTACTCCTCCAACACCACCGCTTAAAAGAGTTGGTCCTAGAGCTCCGGTCAATTCTCCGGTAAGAGAAACTCCCGGTTGATATTCTTTAAGCTTTGCTAACTCTTTTTCTATACCAAGAGCTCGGGCAGCGACATCGGACAGTCCAAAAGTAACTCCCCTTGCCACACCCGCACCAAATGCGGCTGCGGTAGGTAGAGCGCCTTCGTATTTTACAAACTCAGTTTGTTTGAGAAACTCATCCGGACTTAACAACGCAGGGGCTTCAGCTTTTGGCAATGCCAAGCCTTCTGTTTGTCGCAAAAAATCTTCCGGATTCATTAACTCAGCCATTTATTGCCCCAAAATCTGCATGGCTCGATCTCGAACCAATTTTGCTTGTTCATCATTTGGATTTTGTACCAATCGTTGATTGGCTGCTTGTAGCTGCGCCTGAGCTTGAGCTTGTAAAGCGGGAGTGATTCGTCCAGCTTGTTGCACGGGCTGTTGTTGTGGTTTTTGATAACCAACAATTGTTGAGGCAGCAGCGGATTGAATTTTACGATCAAGCGCTTGTTGCAAGCTATTAAGTCGAGTCAAATTAACTCGATCTAGACTTACAATCGTTGTCGGATCAGCAATGACAGCGTTTAAAAGCTTTTGTTCTTCTTCAGTGACTTGACCAGGACCCACAAGAGCCGTTCTTAATTGTCCTCTTAATGTTGAGCGAATTGTGTCAGCTTCCGCTCTTAACTCAGGTGAAATAGATTTGCCTGGAGTTTGAGCAATTTCAACCAGTCGAGCGATGCTGCTTTTTGCGGCATCCATATCTGACGTCAAAGTTCTAAGCTCGTCAGCTCCTTTGGTTGTATAAGCGAAACCTAAACCAGGAACAAAGTTTTCAGGTTTTCCTTCTATAGCTCCAGTTGATTCTCTTTCAGCCTTTGCTGTCTCCGCTCGAAGCTTTGCTAACTCAAGATATTGGCGATTTCTGTTGTCCAAAATATTGGCTTGCAAAGTTTGAAACGCAGGCAGCGCCTCAAGCTCTTTGCGCTTAGAAGCAATCTGCAAAAGTTGTGCGTTGACTTGATCGTAAGCTAACGCCTTTTGCGCGAGAGCCAGTTCTTGCTTGTTTTTAAAATCACCTTGTAAATCGTTGATGTATTGTCGCTGATTCAAGAATGATTTGTTCTTAGCATCCAAGTTTGCTTGCCAAGAGCGATAGTCATCATCAATCGCTTTGTTAATAATATCCATGGCGAAGTTAGGAGTTCTAGCCATAGCAGAGCCAAGAGCACCTAGCGCAAGGGCTAAACCAGCACCAATTTTTTGTGGTGTCGAAGCCTTGGCCCAAAAAGATTTATATTCTGCTCCTTGGATTTCCTGTCCAAGAGCCTGCAGCTTATCAATCGCAGGCGCAACCTTGGTGTCGTAATCTTCCTGCTGCTTACGAAAATCATCCTGAGCTTCTTTAATTGCTTTTTGCTGTTCCCCAATCGCTGTCTGCTCTTGTTGGGCCATTTTTTCTTGAACTTTGCGCAATTCTCGACCTGCTTGTGTTTGAAGTTGAGCAGATCGAAGCAAAGCATCTTCCATGCCACCAAAGCTAAAAGGCTGTGGTCTCACAGGCGCTTCAATCGCTGGCATGGGCATGACTGGCTGCTCTGGAACCATAGGCGCTACTGGTGCAATTTGTTGGGGCAAAGCAAAAGGACCAACGCCTGGGCCAGGTGTAAAGTTACGCTCTGGCATAGGCTGGTTTAATCCCTGCAATAAATTCAAATATTCATTAGGAGGTACACCCATATGTTATTTTCCTTTACCGCCAGACATTGCTGCTGCCCCAGCTCCAAGCGCTGATAATAGAGCGCCAAGGCTTTGTTGTTGTGTTTGTCGAGCTTGACCAGCTCCACCCATCGCCAATCGTCGACGCTCAGTGATGTCGCTTGCTCGTAGCTTCTCAAGTTCAGCCATAAGTTGCTGACGGATCAATGCTTCTCGCATCGCCATATCTTGGGCGGCCATTTCCGTTTGTGCTCGTTGTGCAAAGAATTGTGCTAACTGCTGCTCGGCGCCCGCCTGTTCAGCCGCTCTTAGTTGTGCCGCTTGCTGCGACATCGTTTGACCCTGTTCTGCAAACTGTTGCTGAAGACCTCTTAAACCAAGCCCTGCTTGTCGTCCTCGAAGCCCAGCTAACGCCGCTTGTAAAGATTGTTGCGCTCTTTGCTGCCCAGCTTGTAGCTGCATTTCAGCTTGAGAAGGAACCTCACCAGCCGCACGCCTTTTAAGAGCCTCACCAAATGCTGCGTATTGTTGACGAGCTGCTTGTGCCTCAGCACCAGAGACAGGGCCTAATTGAAACGCTTCGGGTCGATATTGGTAGGCCTGTTTTTGCAGTTCTTCAAAGACTTTTGTCCCGGCAATTTCACGGGTTCTAGGTTTCACAAACCCAACAGCCTCGCCAACCCCTCTTAAAAATCCCTTAAGTGCCATAAATTACCCCACTGTTTTATCTACGTTTAGTTTATAGACGCCATCTTTAATGGCAACTTCTAGCATCAGATGGTTGATTTCCATCGAAGGCCCAGAGTCACCAATCACAACATCCTGAAACTTAAACTTAATTGATTCACATTTTTGTCGAGGCAAATGAAACCGCACTTGATAAGTGGTCTCATCGTCATTCGTTCCAAAAAACTCATCGTCTCCAAAGAGAGCTTCTGATCCGTACAAAGTCACATCAAAGAGATCATCTGCGGACCATATAATCTCGTCCGTGTAGTAGTCCTGATAATCATACGCAATGTTGATCTTGAGCTTGTGATCACTTCTAAAGTTACCAACCACAATGCCTCGTCTGACACGCTGAAAGCCCTGTAAAGAATTGAGCTTGATCCAGCCCGTTTCAACCGTGAGGCCAACATTCAAGTTTTGATCTTTGTAAAAACCAGGCGTTTCTTGAAACAAAGAAGTGGTATCTGTCTTGCTGTAAACATAGGCCTGCTTATAGATCAGTGCGTCAGATGCCTCATGATTGCCAAACGTCATCCATTGCTTTTGAAAATAATCAAAAACAAGAGCTGTGCCAGATTCAAGAGTAAATCGAACTTGATTCGTGTCTTGTACTAGCGTCCCACTCGTTACCGTTTCACCATTAAATGACTCAACATCTCGGCCTACATATTCAAGGTTCAGATCTCTTGTGAGCAAATAGAATCCCTTGGTGCTTTTAAAATAACAGCCCTCAGCAGTGTTCGTGATACTTGCGGGCTCTTTGCATCCCACATCGGAAGTGATTAAATCAGGCTCTGTGAATGTGTCTTGCTGACCTAAATTGTTAGGGCCATCACCGGAGAAAAAGAAAATCTTATTTTCTTTAAAGGCTATGATTTTGTCATCCACCACAGTAAGTCCTGTGATGTCTTTTCCTTTGAGATCAAAGGTCTTAATGAATCCAGGGTTAAAGCCTGGCTGTTCTGTGTTGTCCGTTGATTCCTTGCTGTACCAAATTTCCTGAGGATATTCAGACGGAACCATGAAGCAACGCGTTTTATTAACTGCAATCAACTTCGGAGAAGGCGGTGCAATGTTTTCAAGCTCGCCTCCTGTCGTATAAAGAACTTCGTTTCCATTGATTGATGAGTCTGGAAAGTTATCTTGATAGGTGATTTGGAAAGCCGAAGGATCATTATAAGTCGGAGAGCTAATGGATGTGATTCGGTAGAAAATAATTCCATTCGCTTCCGTACGATACAACGAAATGATGACATTTGGATTTGTCTTTAGAGTCATTGATGACGGTAATGATTCTAAAACCAAATACACGGGCTTTGGCCCGCTAGCGACTGTCACAGAATTGCTAAAGGCAGGCGCGCTTTGATGTCTAATCCCAGCCGCATCTGTCCACTCATAAACTGCCGCATAAGTATAAACCCCATTGGCAAGTGTTCCAGCTGTTGAGCTTGTAGCAACACCAGCCTGAAAGTATTCAGGAAACTTATTGAATCCATATTCAACCAGTTGTGCTCCGTCGTAAGACTGCATGACACCACTTTGAACGACCAAATTGTCGATAAACTCTTCGCTAAAGTATTGATTGATTGAGTCAAAAGTAAGCGTACTTAAGTAAACGCCTTGCAACCAAAGCCGAGTGGATTCACTCAAAGTAACCAATCGAGAGCGAACTCCCAAAGGTACTGCCCAAGTGTTTCCTGTATAGTTTACAAATTTGGGAAGCGCTGGGAACGTCTTAACTTCCTGAGCCTCTCCAGGACGCATCTTCGCCTGTATTGCTCCAGTTTTTGCCGAATAAACAAAATAACTCGGCTGCTCAGTAGAAACATATTCCCCCACAAAAAATATATCGTTGTTTGCAACAAATGCCTTTGAAACCAAATGTTGATTAAGAAAAATTGCACCGGCCACAATAGTGCCTGAAGTGGTTGCAGAATAAACTCTTGTTTGCCAGGACCAGTAGTAAGGCGCTGCCCCGCCATTGTAAGATCCTTGAGGCGTAACTGTGGCAGTTCCACTCGTTGTGATGTCTAGCCTGTCGCCAACAATGTTTCCAATCGCTCCATAAAGCGTTGTAAAAGCTTGAAATCGATCAGCCGTTGTGACTCGCACAAAATAATCTGTGCTTGTTGAAAGAGCGGGCGAAGTTACTAGTGAGGAAACACTTGAAAAGCGAATTCTCATGCCAGTTTGTAAATCGTGATCCGTTGAAACAAACTCTTCGGTTGCTGTATCACCAGACGTTACACTTCCTGTAAGCATCCCTGCTTCACTAATAATGACTAGGGCTTTTATAGGATCTTCTGGGTCAATCGCCATCGTGACGGCTTTAATATCACCGGTAGCGCCTGTGATCGATGTAGGAGCTTGTACCGCGGCCAAAACAATAGATCGAATGAAGTAGCGAACAATGGCATTGCTTGTATTGTAGTAAGCAACCCACAAGTTTTGAGAAGCGTCAGTAATAACAGAGATGCACTGATCGGCATTTTCAGTGATTGATGACGCATCTTGTGTGACCGTTACGGTGGGAGCATTTCCAATGCAGATTCCAAAAGTTACCCCGCCACCGGCTCGATTGTAAGCAAAAGCAAATCGAGTGTTGTCCATTTTATAAATATCAAAATGCTGATTGGCTAACGTGCTGTTAATGTTTGTGCTTGGAAAGTTTTGCTCTGCTTCTATCGCTCGAAGATTGCTCAACACAATTCTTCGGTATCGAATAGCTGTCGAGCCTGAAACCGCATACAAAATAAAAGCGTAGTTATCTAAGATGACGACTTGCGGAGAGTGAGCCCCAGCAGTCGTCGTCACCGGCAACTTGTTCACAATGACCGTGTTGTCTAACAGATCCACGACGGAATACTTGATCGCTGCTGTGCCAGCGTTTGAATCCATCCAAGCATAGATAGCGACGCTGTTTGTAGCGTCCCAATCAGCTTGAGTCTGCACATTGTTGTCATCAATGACCTGAGTAGAACCCACTAAAACCTGTGGTGTTTTGCCAATCCCATTAAATAAACTCGCGCTAGGTGAATAACTTGCCCCATATCCTTGGCCAAAAACAAGCAACTGTTCTTTGTATGACCCAAGGGCTTCGATCTTATCTAATGTGATTGTTGTTGCTGAATCTGTGAATGACAAAGATCCAGGCACGAAATTTGTGTAGCCATTTCGTTTGCTAATCGCGCCCGTTTTGGTGAGCACACCATTTTCTAAGCCTAGTAGTTTGCTATCTGCGACATACTTCGCATCGGTTTTGGTATCGATACCATTGGCAAAAACGACTTGAAGATATTGTGTTTGCAGAGCCATGGTTTTTCCTTAAAGTTCGTAAGCAACGAGTTTGCAGCTATTAACTCTAATTTGACTTGTAACTGCCGCTAAATTGACTTGCATTTTGTAAGTGTAAGTTCCAGCGGATTGAACATCAACGGTACCAAAAGCAAGCGGCATGATATAAAATCCAGTTGTGTCGTTTGATCCAGACACCAAGGCTTCTTGAGGAATCACAAGTTGATGCTGAAACATCGTCAGACCATCTCGCAGCAAATAAAACTGACCTTGCGACCCGCCAGTCGTTGCCCCGTTTCGTCTTAAGTTTAAAAAAGAGTTGCCAGCGGCATTGTCAGGCACAAGCCCAATAAAAATAGGTCGTCCTGATGTAGTAATCGTGACGCTCAAATTTGTGACATCTACGTTTGTAATCGATGTCGTATTAAACGATCCAGAACTTGCACTAATAGCAACCCCACCAGCAGCAACCGTCGTTCCGGTTGCTCTTGTTCGAGCAGCGGCAATGGCATTAGCTCCCGTTGCTGTCATGTTCGTTCCAATACTGTCGTATGTCAGAGTTTGAATAACGCCACCCGATGTCATGCCCAAGGGCTCTGTCGAGGCTGGTGCGGCGTCTGGCAGTGTGATCGTATAAGCCGTAACAGAGTTTGAAACTTTCAGTGTCAGCGCATTCGCTGGGCTTGCCGTAAATGGGTAAATGTTGATCTCGCTGAGATTAAACTTTGCGAACTCGGTCGCAGTCGCTTTCCATGTAAAAGCGTTTGTTGCAAATTGCGCAGAAGCAGGTGACGCTAAGCCTCCAATCGAGCCAGAAGTTCCAGAGATTGAGCCAGCGTTGGTAATCTGAACTGCTGTTCCTGAGCTGTTAGTGTAGTATAGATCTCCATTTAAAACATGAACGTTCGGTCTATCACCAGAACCTGTAGGACTTGCCACTTGTGAAACAAGCTGAACAAAAGACAAGTTAAAGGCTTTTTGATTCCCAAAACTTAGAGCGGCGTTAATGTTTAAGCCAGCAGCAGGAACCTGAACGCCCTTTCCTGTCGAGTGATCATGAGTGTCGAGAATGGTAAAGTTGTTTACGATGTCCGTTCCGGCTGTAGCGCCTGGAGTAACTCCGACAACCGGTAGTGTTAGGCCCATGGCTGGTGTTGACATTCTATCCTCCTAAAAAACGTAAATCTTTGCTGCGGTCATTCTACCGTTTGCGTTTACTTTTAAAAATTTTGATTTATCTGGTGAATCCTTTTCACTCAAAGCAAACCCAAAGCTGTATTCTGAATCAACTTCGTATTGAGTCCAGATCGAAAAAACTTGGTTTGCAGCAGTGGGCCAATTTGATGAGGTATTGAAATTGTGATACACGACAAATCGATTGTTCGTATAATCAATCAGCATTTCCGTAGGTTCGCCAGGCGTCCCACCAGAATCATTTTTATAAGTAACCAAAGGCACTGGTTGAGCTCCCGTTCCAGCTGACATTGGCACAGGTGGTGCGACAAAAATTTGTGGGTTAGCAGAACCACCAGTGGTGACTTGCAAATACATATGAACTTCACAAATATCTCCAACGATTCGATAATCAGCGTGATAAGCATTGGTCAGAGTCACAGTCATTGACCCGCCACCTGAAACCGTGGGGGTAAACGTTGTAAAGTTAAATGCATCGAGTCGACCGTTGCCAGTCGCACACAAAATATAGCCTCGATAGTCTCGACCAAGCTTGTGCTCAATAAGATTTTCACCCGATTGCAATTCAAGATCTTCAAGATACACGCCATCAAGCAATGGATTTGTGATAAAGGGCTGAAGAGCTTCTCGAACGTTATCTTGAACGCCTTGCAGACTTGGTAACTTAGGATCGTTAATCTTTTTATAATTAGCGATCATTAGTAGAACCTAAATTCTGTTCCTTGTTCAAATTCAATTCGTCGTGTGTCAGCGATGCGAGGACTAAACGCTGCATCTCGATTGCCAGCCGCCTCTTCAATCCTCTTAATCAAATAAGCCTTTCGATTAGTGAGTGCTGCTGTGTTTGACTCTTCCTTCTCTAAACATTTGATAGCAGCGTCGACGATCACATACTCCTCCCAGCCGGAGTAGCCATTGAATGTGTCTGCATCCAAAACTAGATAAGTTGGAAGTGGGGCATACCATAATCTGACATTATCTGCGCTCGTAGGCATAGGAACAAATCGAATTGAGTTTCCTTGGACCTTGTATCGCAAGTAGGCAGCACCAAAAACCCCTCGATAAAGGGCTGTGGTGTATTGATTTCGTTCTGAAAATTCAAATCGTTTAAGGGTTGAAAATTCACCGTTTTGAAGTTCAAGATCAACTCCGATCAGTTTGTAAAAATCAGCGGGAAGATTGTAAGTGTCAGTGTTGGGAACCGTGGCAAAGGTTGTGCTGTTAAGAAAATAATCATTTCCAAACTTTTGAACCAACAGATCATAAAGCTCAGCAATCGAAGTATTCACAAAACTGGTCAATTCATCATTTGCGATGAATTGTGAGTTCTGCATATCCGCTCTTTGTCGAACCTGGGTTTTAAGTTGTGCCAGCGTCAGTGTTGCCATACATCCCCTCAAAAAAAGCGGGGGGCGTAAACCCCCCGTCGCCGTTTAGCTTTCGCCCTCTTCTTCGCCTTCGTCTTCCATCTCTTCTGAGTCTTCACGACACATCGAGACGAAATTTTTTAGATACTCAGCAAACTTCTCAACATCTTCGGCTGCAATAGCCTTCATGATGAGCTTTGCTTGAGACATCATAGCTTCTTTGTAAGCATCAGCTTCTTCTGGTTGCTCTTTTGGCTTCATTTCAAGTGGCTTGGGTTCTTTCATTTTGGAAAGAATTTCCATCGCCACCGAAGACTTCGGAGCTTCCATTTTCTTGGAGCTTACAATGATTGCCGCAAGCTTTTTAGGGCCGCCCATGAGCATCATGGATCACCCCCAGTTACGGATTGATTGTAGAGTTTTTGAATACTAACGTGATGTAAGCCGTCACAGCGTCCGTCGTCGGATCTGTTGCGGTCAACCCTGTCAGCAATTTAAAATCAATGGTTTTTGAAGACAAAGCCACTGCGGAAATTTGGGGAACCAAATCTTGAGCGGTTGTTTTCGAAACAGTGATGTGAGCTGCCAACAATTCGGGCCAAGCATCTTGCAAAGTAATTTGGTAAGCACCGGTTCCTGTACGAGCAACAGAAGCGCCAAGGATGTTATTTGCGGTAACACCGGTGGAGCTTGTTGCAATCGCAATAGATCCAGCAAGCACGTTTACTTTGTAATCAAGAGCCTGCACGTTTTTCATATTTCGATCTGCCATTTTAACTTCTCCTTTGGAAAAACTCGGAGGGACCCAAAGTCCCCCCGAAAGTTTTAATTAGCTAGCCAGTGATACTCGCGCATTGTAGCCGGGAGCCGAGCAAGCGAGCTGGGCATAGTATCCCACTCTGACTTCGACGGCATCGGAACTTGCTTCGCGCAGCATCTTGTTTCCATCGGAATCCAAAATACGAGGAGCATCGCCAAGGCTGTAAAGACCCCAGCTATCCATCTGAATGAAGTAAGCAACAGCGGCAGGACAGTTCTGATCGCCGATGCAGATGACAGGCTTTTTGTTTCCATCAATCATGACGCCTTTGAAAGAAAGTTTAGCTTCGTATCCAGCATCAACATCGACGATCTGGACTTTTGAGCCGAGAGCCTTTTTCAAATTCGACACATTAGCAAACGACATGAAGCAGTAGTCAGGGCTTCCGCCTTCTCTTTCAAGAAGTGAAAGACCATCAACCAGAGCTTCTTCGATAGGTTGTGAAGAACCATCGTATCTGACGCCGCCCAAACGAGTAGAATCAGCGGTTCTATCTACACCAAAGAAAGAAGTTGCAGTCACAGAGGAAGGCAACCAAGCATCAAGGCCTTTTACTTTTTGGTTTAAGTCGCCTTCAACAAAAATATAATCGGCAGCGGTCAAGCCTGAAATAGTGTTCAAGTTGGCAGACACTACCATTGATCCAGCGGATCGGTTGATACTGTTAATGGTCAAAGGACCACCGGATCGTGTCGCAGACAAGTCACCAGTGAAGTTGATTTTCATTCCAACTTCAAAGTTAACGATGTCTTGAGCGGTCGCAAGGGTCAAAGTCGTACCAGTAACAGTGGCGTTGATTCGACCAATCGCACCGGTTCCGTCTCGGTAAAGAGCGGTTGCCAGTGATCGAGTAGCGGCTTGAATGGCGCCGTCAACTTCAACAGTCACGGCTTTCATAAAAGCGCCACGATCGTTTTGTGAGGCTTCAAGAGCTTCGTTATCGATCGAAGCCAAAGAATAATCTTTGGAGCGTGTGACAGTAAAACCTTTGAGGTTGGAATTGTTTTTGTTGGTTTGAGCCGTTGCAAATGCGGCTGATCGACCTGTGGGGTTACCGTAGATAACAGGCACAGGCATATTCGCACCAACAAAGTCAGTGTATTTGGGCACAAGAGCCAACATGGGGTTATTCTTGTAAACGAGATTCTGCATGAATCCCTTGGTGTAGTATTGCTTCAGTGCTGGAGCAAAACTCGTAAGATCTAATGACATTTTAAAGTCTCCTAAGTGTTGAATCTAAGCAGAGCAGCGGCTTCTCTGAGACGCTCTTCCCTGGTTAGCTCGCGATCTGCGCGAGTTGAAATTGTTGTTTTGTTCGTTAGTGTTGCCCGCTCTTTGGGTTCTTCTGCCTTTGCGGGAGCTTCTTCTGCCTTAGATTCAATTAAAAACTTAGAGGCCAGTTTTGATTTGTACTTATTAGTACGGGTGAGGCGAGCTGCATCTTCCTCCACCTTTTTTTCGAGATACGCTTCAACTAAATCGGCGGCTTCTTTCGGTGAAAGAATGCGACCAGTCGAGTCGTATTGCTCTTTGATGACATTATAGACTAAATCCTTCTGATCCAAAGACTTAATTAGTTCATGTTCTGCGGATGTATCAATGAAAGATCCGATCTCTGCTTTAAAGGCATTTACTGCGTACTCTTCTTGAGCCTTCTGAGCTTGTTGTTCTTTTTCTTCGTTGATCTTTCGATAGCCGCCTAATTCGTTTTTGAGTTCTTCAAGCTGTTGCTGAAGGGCAAGCAAGCGATCATTTTCGCGATCACCTGAGAGAGCTTGAGCTGTAAGGTCTTCAAAAGAGATTCCTTCACCTTTAAGTTGGGTAAGGGGATTTTTTTTGAGTCCGTCTTTCCAAGACTTGTATCCTTCGTTTTCTCTTCGAAGCTGTTCAATTTCGTCTTTAAGGGCTTTGGAGGCTGCTTTTTCTTCTTGAAGCTTTCGTTCTTTTTTAGCGAGCCAGTTAAGCTTTTTGGTGAACTCGTCATCTTTGGGAAGCTCTTCTTTGGCTTCTGGTTTTGCTTCTGTTGGTTCACTCGGAGCCCCCTCCTGAACTGGTGTTTCTGTTGTTTTGATTTCGGTTGTTTCTACTGTTTGCGAAGTTTCGGACATAGTTCCTCCTTTGGTTAAACGGTTGGCAGCGGAAGCATTTCAGAAGTGGGCGCTTGTTCGGGTACGCCTAAAGGCATAGGTGCAGGTGCTGGCGCTTGAGCTTGAGCCAACATGGCTGAGCCCTCTTCCATCCAGCGACGCAG